TGATGTCGTAGACGCTATACATTTTCAGGATCATTTTCGAGGCTCCTCATCAGTTTTTTAAAGCGTTGGTTGAGCAGCGTTTCACGTGCTGCATTACGTTGGTTTTCCTCTTTTATCGTCGGGGCTTGTCGTTGTTGTGCATTGACTCTCCTTTCCTTCTTGATTCGGCTTAGTGTTTCCGGGAACTCGATCCGGAAGAGTTTATCGTAAAATGCGGGGATCGGGAATCTTTTCCCGTCGTGGATGATGAAATCTTTTTCATACATCTTGTTTCCGTACTTTTGGAACCAGTAGGCTCCTATGCCGGGCATCCTGGACATGGAAATGTATTCAGGTTCGATGTAGTAGCATTGTCCGTTTTCGTCGGGGTGTCCTACCATGTAGTGCGTTGCGGCCTCATCGCCGTTTATCTTTTTGGTGACGTATCGTGCGACATATGCAGCGGATTCCCAGGTGACTTCACCAATGGTAGAGAATCCGTGAGGCCACAACGATTCGAGGATTTTTGATCGATAGAGATTGTAAGAGGCTCCATTTCTCGCGGGGCTCGAAATGTCGCACCTCTTCCAGAGGACCCGGTCCGGGAAGTTGAAATTGAATAGGATAGCATGGTGGTGGGGTCGTTGGAGTTGACTTCCATACTCTCCACAATGGAAATACCGGATGGGGAACCGGTTGGTACCGGGAATGGGCTGATAACCTTTGAACTTCTTTCGTAGGGACTTCATAAATAGCTGGAAGTCCCTTTTACATACGCTTCCCTCTTCACACTTTAATTCGCGATCGCTTAAATCAATGCCATTTTCTAGCGCGTGTTTTTTTCTGCGTTTGTAGATTTCGCACATATTACACTCGCGGGATTTTAGGCTGAGATTTTCGGGCGCGATAGTGAGTGTGAGGAAGCAGTTTTGCTCCCAGCATGATGCTTCATGGGAGCAGCGAAGTGCCCATTCACGTGAACGGGATATGCGGCAGGATATGCACTGGCCGCAGGGTAGGGTGACTTCCTCGACCGGTTCTGTAAGAGGGCGTTTGAAGTAGATGTTGGCTGAATTGTTTTCGGACACCCGAACGAGTGACCGGAACGCATGCAGTGGTTTTGTACATGACATAGCGTCGGCTCCTAAGTTGAGTTTTTGCTGTTCAAGAGAAAAGCCTGCCCACGGCCCGGACAGAAGGAACCGGGCCAGTAGGAAAGGCTTCGCCTTGGGAAGTTTAGAGGCGGTAACCCCCACGAAGGGGGGATCGCGCTGTGTTGCGACTGTTTGTCCTTCCAGCCGTACGGCTGAACAGCTTTTTCGAACGTCGTTTTTTCATTCGTCGGCGCATTCTCATTGTGTGGGCCTCCTTATGGTTGGACCTTGCAGGTTGATGAAGGGTTTTCGCCCTTCAAGTTGTTTTTTGTTGGTGACATCGGCTTTTGACTTGGCCGAGCTTTCGTCGACGTCGATTCCATCGACGGCAGCGCCGAAGACGCCGCCGGCCGTGGGGGATAGACCGTTCTGCTGGGCCATGTTGGCTCCATCAACGGTGGCTTTGGCTACGGGGGATGCGTCGTAAATACGCTCACCCCCTCGCATATACTTGGTGCGGATGCGCTCTTGCTCGGCCTGGAGCGCGGATACGATGTCGGATCCTCCGGATTGTGGGAGCTGGGCCTGCTGTGCGGCCGGGATATTCGCCCCTTTGCCGCCAGCAGATAGTATTGGGTTAAGGCCAGCTCTGCGAAGATCGCCAACTTCCCATTGATGGGCGTTTGTGCCGACTTCGCGTTGCCAGTCCCTGGCCCGTTGTTCGGCGCGCTTCGCTTCGTACATATTACGCTCGAACTTTACGGCATCGACTACGGCTTGGACTACGGCTCCTTGCCACATATGCGTTTTCCTTTCTGAGGCCCTGTGCGGCCTTCTAAGCCGTTTTTCCTTTGACTGGGCCTATGGTACTAAAATCGGATTTTGTCGCATTCTGAGCGAACGCCGATTCTATACACAACTTAATGTGTCCGGTTTATACTCTTGAAGTAGAGTTAGTAGACCTAGAAATGATCTATAAGACCGGGAACGGAATACATGGGCATCGGCCGGGTCGTTTTGCACTTGAAGAACAAGTCTGTAACAAATTGTGGCTCGTCGGTGACCGCTACGACTCGCTCGACAGGTGGAACGTCCTGGATAAACGCATCGTTGAGTACTGGAAGCGTAGAGAAGTCCTGAGCGAGATGCCAGTAGTCGAGGGACTGGGGATCAACCGATCGCATTTTCCCGGTGATGAGTGAGGGCTTGTAACGATATTCGGCCCAACGTTCTTGGTAGCCGAAGATTCCTTCGTCATCTTCCAGGCCCTGGAGATAAATCTCCTTGTTGCGTACTTCTTGCTCGCCCAGGTGCGCGAGGGCAGGCCAATAGAAATCGTACCGGGTTTGACGGCTCCACATGCGAGACAGGCCGGTTTGATAAGTGAGATCGGCCCTGATGGCGCACATCCCGATGAGCGTGGAGTGTTCCACGAATGACTTTGTCCAGGAGATACCGGAAGTGGAAGTGTAGCCGATAGCAGCCAGATTGCCTTGCGGGGTGACATCCGGGACGATGTCGGTTGCGGTTGTTTGAGCGATCGGAGTGATCATGATTGGGGTAGACCCCCCGCCCAGGTACTCAGGCCGCTGTAGACGTGCGTCAGGCGATACGGTCTTGAAGTGGGAACGGAGAATCTCCGTGTAACGGGTGCCGCCACGGGCGTCACGCTCAAGCATGCGTTGAAGCTGGAAGGCTTCTCGAAGTGAATTTATGGTCGCCGCGGTTGCGTTGGACAGGTCTGCGTAGATAGCAGGAAAACCAGGGTTGCTGGGATCCTCTTGCACGCCCCAGGCGTTGTCCGGTTGTACATCGTTGATGGTGGCGTAAGGAGAATAAGCCACAGGTCCGGAGCCACCTGTTTCATAGTAGCTGAGGCTTGCGGGGTTGAAGGTTTGAGTGTTCTTTCCGATTCCAATGACGGGAGCTTGACTGCCGATGGGCAGATCGACTGCATCTCCCTTTTGAGGCCAGGGAAGGCAACTCGTGAAGTAGTCTCTACGCTTGCCGCGACGCAGGATAGTGTAATCGGTATCAGGATCGGGACCGTCGCCCTTGTTAATGATGGGAGAATCTTGGAGGTTTTCATCGCGAAACCACTCCGCCCAGCAGAGATTGTATGCCCTGAAGTGAAGGGCGTTGACGCTGTCGTACTCGACGCCGGTGGGTATGCCGAAATAATCGGCGATGGAGCCAATGGGCCATCCACCTACAGGGGCGGTGACTTTGGGTACGAGATAATCGGTGGAATCGTCGGGGTTGTCCTTCTCGCCCATGAAGCGTTGCCAGTTTTCCCAGAGCAAGCGGTTGGGGACTGCGAAGAAGAAGAAGTCCATGTGTAGGTTGTCCATGAACGGGACGATTGGGGTTGCGAGGCGAGAGACTGCCGAGAGCTTGACGGAGAAAGTGTCTCCTGGGAGTGCCTCATCCACAAAGATTGGGATTAAATACCCCGAATCCATAGTAGTTTTGTAGCCATGATCGCGGTTGAATGTTGACCGCTCCATATCGGTGCTGGGGATCCGACTAAAGTCGTGGCTCATTACGCTGGGTTGCCGAAGAGACTTGGTCATGATTTTGGGCCTTTCGATTGGGCTGGGGTGTCAGTGGCGCAGTTGATATCAAGTGAATCAACTGCGACCGCCTGACCACCCGTGTCTAGGAGGGAGCCTCGCTAGATGTCGTTTTGGCCTTATGGCCTGTTTTTGTTTTCGAGCCTGTAGGCTCCTGTGTGCCCTCTGACGGGCCTTCGGCCCTCTCCTGGGCCGAGGTATTGGGAGGCTCGATTAAATGCCCTGACGGGGCTACCAGACCCATCTCGACGGCTTCTGAGCGGTTGGACTCGTCGGAGAGGAAGTCCAGGAGCTTTCCTGGGTCGTTGTCAAATTGGGAGCGAAGCTCGGCCGGAAGGGCCATAAAGTCGTTTTGGGCCGCAATAATGCGGTTTTTGCAAGTGTGGAAGTCGTCCAGGTCGGTGAAGTTACCGAAGTTACCACCGGTTTTGAAGTGGGGGAGTATGCCCTGGGCGTGCATTTTCCGCATGATGGTGTTTATGTTGCACTCTTCGCCGTGTTGCGGCTCGACTCGAGACTTGGTGCCTGTGCTGTCCATCACGCGACGGCGGCCCTTGGGCCGTGGCTCGTATGTCCTGGTTAGAGGTTCGGGGATTGATCGGGTCATTTTGGTGTCTCCGGATCATTGTCGAGAAGGTCTGCAACGGAGCAGACCAGTGTGGGGTTTTGTAGCGGCTCGATCTCGCAGGTCGCATCGTCGTAAGCGCCGCATTCGTATATTTGAAAGTCATGCGGGAAATCGTGCATGACTGATCCAGGTTTGGAGAATTGTGAAGTGAACATTCGCGTAGCGTGCCCGGTGTTGTGGCAGAACTGTGGCGGATGGTAGATTTTACTCTTGATGTCGTAGACGCTATACATTTTCAGGATCATTTTCGAGGCTCCTCATCAATTTTTTAAAGCGTTGGTTGAGCAGCGTTTCACGTGCTGCGTTACGTTGGTTTTCCTCTTTTATCGTAGGGG